CGGTAAAGCATAATACTAAAAGTGCTATCATTATATTTTTCATAGTTCTATTATATCACTTTTGATTACTATTGTCAAGCGTTCTTAACTTCTTTTCTTCTAATAAGTCAGATACTTGTTTGGCAAGTAGCTTATTATCGTGTTTTAGACTATTAATGAGTTTATCTTTGGTATCATTAACTCTTTCTAAGTCATTTAGACCTCTATCATCTACAATTGCAAATTTCATTATACTTCCGTTCTTACAATGTGTTTTCTTAATGATCTCACAAGTCTTTCTAGGTTATCTATGTTATCAATCATGCCTTTATCGGTAATAAAGTGTTGTTTTTCTTTTAACTTATCATACTCTCTTAATGTTATCTGCACCATAGGGGTATGATCCCTTGTAGATTCATTCTCATAAGACCTGTCGTGATCGTGATCTTTTTCGTGATTAGGTTTACCCATTTCTCCGTCTAGTGCGTTTTGTTTTTCATCACTCATATTTTATCCTTATACTTTTCTTGCTTTTGAAGCCATTTTTTTAGCTTCTGTTATTATTGCTTGTCTTATTCTTCTGCCGATAGGTATTCTCACAGAATCAATAATCTTCTTACCTTTTTTACTGATATATTCAACACCAATAAATTTATCTTTAAAATCACCTTGAACAGACTTAATCGCCTTCTTCAAACTCATTTCTTCTTTTTCTTTTTCGTCACCTGCTTCATTCCAAAACTTAAACATTCTCATTTTAGACATTGTTATCATCCTTTACTTGTTGTACTGCACTTGGTTTATATAAATTGCAATTGTAAGACATTGTTCTTCTCACTTCATCTGTGCCATTAAAAGGATATACACCATGCAACATTGTATATGGGAACACATAAAGCTCTCCGACTTCAGCATTCACTCTTAATTGCGATATAGAAAGTGGATCTTGTTGACCACCATTAAACTCTAGTCGGCCATTAGAAGGTTGTTCTTCTCTTGAATATTCTTTACCATACGATTCTGGTTTTTTTAAAACTAGTACAGAAGATAGACCTAGATCAGTTGTAGGACTTGTGTGCCAATGAAAAGGATTATACTCATTTGATTTCATATCATTTATCCAAGCATTCTCTAAGTCAATATGCCACCAAGGTTTTTGAATTGTTTTTAAGTATTGATTAAAACACATTTTAAAAGCACTCTTAACTTCATCACCTAATATATCAGTTACTCTAAATTCATCTGCAATTTTACCTGCAAGAAATTCATTTGCTGGTTCTAAGTTTTTTGACCTATCATATTTTAAATTAATATCATCTATCATACCTTGAGGCATTGTAAATTTACAAATTATTGATCCTAGTGTGTATGATTGCATTTTTATATCACTCATTACATATCCTTTATCTTCTTTTTTAGTGTCATCTTATACTTTGTTATATTGTATGGTACAAACGGTCTGTATCTTATCATTCTATCACACAGTTTAGGCCATAATACTTTTTCACCTATGTCTTTGTTTAGTCTTTTAGAAAACCTTAATATGTCATCTAATATTAAAAGTGTTTCAAAGTTAATCTTCTTTGCCAATACAAATTTAAGTATCGGTGGGTGTTGACCTTTCTTAGAGGTAAACAGATCATCAAAACTTATCTTCTTCGTAATCTTGCCGAGTATATAATCTATATCTTGTTCATAATAATAATGTAGTGCCTCTATTTTTTTTGACCACGTTTTATAGTTATCATCACCTGATCTGCCAATAATATCCCCAATCCAGAGATTAGTATTAGAAACAAAATTACTGATAAAATAATTAATAATATCAGTATCGCTATAAGCTCTACTAAGCTTGTGAAAAAAATACCTATCCCGTCTTTTAGTAAATGTATCCAACCTTGCTGTTGTTCGCCCAGCGTGTTTATGGAAGTCATAACTCTGGTTCTTACTTGTGAAATGAAGCTTGATCGCAAGATATTTTTTATATACTTCAAAACCATTCACTATTATCCTTTAAAGTCCTTTAGATATTTTAACACACTTTCAGGTGAAGATTCGCCATAAGGGTCTCCTGCTGAATCATCTGTTTTACCAAATTCTACAAACATCACTTCTATGTCACCATCATTCACAATCATAGCATATCTCCATGATCTCTGACCGAAACCTAAGTTTTGTTTCTCTACAAGCATTCCCATACCTTTTGTGAATTCACCATTACCATCAGGAATCATTTTCACATTCTCTAACTTTTGATCTGTTGCCCAAGCATTCATAACAAAAGAATCATTTACTGACATACAATAAATTTCATCTATGCCATATTCTTTGAAAGCGGCTGCCTGTTTATCAAAACCTGGTAGTTGTTCGTTTGAACAAGTCGGTGTGAAAGCACCTGGTAGAGAAAATAGTACAACTTTCTTACCTTTGAAATAGGTATCTGTATTCGTATCTACCCACTCGCCTAGTTCTCTTACTTTAAAATTTACATGAGGTACTTTTGGAATATCAGATCCAACTAGTATATCATAATGTACTTTTTCTTGTTCACTCATTATATTTTCTCCATGATTAAAAAGGTAGTTTTGCTACCTTCTCTTTTAACATATTTAGATTCTGTGCCTCATATGCTATTTTTTCTTTTAATGTTTTATTTATCATTGATCTAGCATTACTAGGATCAATTCCGTTATCAGTACAATAGTCTAAAATTGCGTCTATGTAGCTAATTTTCTTATCTTTAACTATATTTTCTACAATTAAAGCAAACTTATTAGGTGTTAATATTGTATCTGTCATATCTTATATTATACTACATTCATTGCTATTTGTCAAGCGTATAGTGTAGATAACTACCTAGAATATACTTAGGTTCATCTATCGGTTTCATACCTTGATGTAACCAAGGCCACAAAGGTGGAAACATTAATAATGAACCTTTCTTACAAGGTGACGCTAATCCTAATTGAGGAAAGTTAGTTTCACCTCTAGCATTATCTTGTAGATATATAAAAAATACTAGAAATCTTTTTGCTGATTCAATACTAATAGAATCTACATGAGGATCAAAACGATCTTTATCATTAGGTAAATATTTCTTTAATCTAATTTCTTCAAAGGCATATTTCTCTGGCCACATATGTTCAGTTATGATACAATCGTTCTTATATTGCTCAAGATATTTTGTGAATACAGATGATACTTTTTCTATATCACCTTGCCATTTATTTTGATTGAGATTAACTTGTGTGAAAGACATAGGACCTTGATCGTAGGTCTCTTGTTTAGAGTCAATATTAAACTTAGTAATAAGTTCATCACAGTACTCATCTGAGATTACGTTTTTGTATATTTGTATATAATTATTCATAATTTATAGTGCCTGTTTCTGTTGCGAGGTACAGGCAAACCCCTAACGACCTAAGCCGCTAATGCAAAACTATTTAAGTTAGCATTTAAATAACAGTACGGTGTTAGCGATCAATCTCCTAGAAGTTTTACCTGATGGTCGATCCTATTTCCACCCCTCAAATTTCATTGTTTGAATGGTGGAGTGGCTGGGTATTGCACCCAGGTCCCTAAAAGTTATTGTCTTCTTATCAACAATTAATTCGTCAATTCTTTTGGCGTCACTACTCTATAATCAAATAGCAAATTTACTATACACTTCTCTTGTTGAGCAGGTGTTTCCATTGTTCTTATCATATGTCCTTCTACATCTGTTGACGCATAAGTTATCACAGCATAAGCAATCTCACCTGTTGGTAATGCTGATATTCTACCATATGCAATCTCTATCTGTACATAACCTGCTTTTTCTAAAGCCTTATTAACATCTGCTAATGGTCCACATGATATTGGCATTTGTTGTAGTTCCCAAGGATACATTGATAGGTCCTCAGGACCTGCATATGACTTACCAGATAAACATAATATAAAAAATAATCCACATATTGTTTTAATTAGTTTTTTCATTCTCTTTAAATTTCTTATGAAACTCCTCTATCGCTGGTTTTAATAGGGGTAAGTAGTCTTTCTTATTCTTAACAAAAGTTTGTGTACCACCTTCTTCGGTCACAATCAATATAACAATCTGATCTATTGATATGCCATATTGTTCTTCAAACATTTCACAGTAAGCAGTAGTTTGAATAAAATAGTTTTCTACCCATTCCTCTTTTTTATCTTTAGTAGATGTTTTAAAATCTATTACTGATAACTTACCATCATATTCTGCAATACAATCGACTCTACCTGCAACACCCCATTTTTCGCTGTATAGAGCACCCTCTTGCATTGCTATATTATTTATCTTATCCAGTTCAGTTTTTAGGATAGTAAATAGTGCAGTAGGTAAAACACCTTGTTGTGATAGTTCTTCGTTGTTAAGATAGTTTTCTGTGAGTGTATGTACGGCAGTACCTCTATTGGCTGCGTTTCTCATTATAGTATTTGCAACTTGTTCGCCTACTGAGGCACGCCATCTGGCGATACCTTCATTGCCTCTAGCCGATAGCACAGTTGTGATCGAGGGCAGTTTACTACCATCAGGTAAGATGTAGAATCTTTTACCTTGAATAGTTTTTGTTTGTAAATCTGGTTTCTTCTCTACTGAGTTATGAGTAAAGATTTTAGGTTTATGGTTCTTTTTAAAATATTCGTTTAATGTATTCATAGGTAGTATTATATCACATATAAATCAAAAGGTCAAGCACTATGTACTTCTATGAAGTGTCAGCATATCATTTATCTCGTCTTTACTGACTATACCGAGAGTTCAGTTAGGGTTATACTCAACGTATTGAGTTTTACCTTGATCGTTTCTAAATGCTCTTAGCGTTTGTTTTCTGTTATCAGTAGGACTCTTGTATGAACAATGAATCCACCCACTATTAGGTTCTTCTGGTTTGTGGTATTCCAATATTAACTGGTCAAAATCTAAATTCTCTATAATCCATTTTGCTAGTTCAGCATTCGGAGTCCCAAATATTTCAAAGTCAGCGGCTTGCCCCTTGGCGTGCTGTGAGTTAGTTGATGATCCTATTGCAACGCATAAATCTTCACTTCTGAATCCGCTAGAAATGGTTACTGGTGTAGCATATTGATCTCTAACAGGTTGTAGTATATTCTCACATAACTTTTGTAATCCTGTAATCTGATCGTCATTAGGATTATTATTAATACCTTTACGTTCAGCCGTTTGACTAGTCGTCATTTCTTTCAAG